CTACGATCAAGTCGTAGCGTGGGCAAGATGCGAGGCTAAACGTCTCAATTTGTCCGTCGCCATCTCTGATTTTGATACGTATGCACGTATCCATCTCAGAAGTCGCGCGACTTAAACTCGCATCCAGCCCGGTATGGCTATAAAGTTCCGGCCCTTAATTGGGCGTCCGGCTAGGCCGCTAGCATGTGAAAGAAAGCGACACACCCCATCTCCTGGTGAAAATATGGAGACCCTCTTGGCACCCCGTTCGGCTCGGCGGCGGTGCTCGTTTTTCGAGCCACTGAACTAGTAAAAACTACTATTCAATCAGATTCCCCACAGTCCTTGACAGCTCCTGTGGCGACATCCGAATTTTCCACCCCCACCATGACCTTTGGTGAGGTTGGTGAAACTACTCAAACCATGACATCTGGTCGTCAAGACAAGATGCATGGCGTGGGTATTTTCGAAGCCGTCAAAATTCTCGAACGACAGCGTCTTCTTACAGACACTGTTTGGACCATCGCAACCAGCGCTGGTGCCAACCTGTTCTTCCTTGATGTCCTCAAGGAATTGCAAGGCGTTGCTGACAACGAGTCCATAATTGAGATGTTTAATTTTATACGTGCAGACGTAGAAATTACTCTCAGACTGAATACGAATCAGTTTTATTATGGCGCGTTGATGGCCACTCTTATCCCGGCTGGAACCGGTTTTCGTCTTGACGAAAGAACCGTGCAGTCGCCCTCGATAATTAGTGCGTCATCGGCGCAGGCCGTTGTCAAATCCTGGGACTACACCTTTCCCTTTGAATGGTTAGTCCCAATCAACATAGCGGGAGGACAGCACCCTGTAACCCTCTATGTTGACGTCCTTTCCCAGCTTACGCAGGCTAACACCGGTATGGGAAGCTCCATAACTCTGCAGGTCTGGGGCCGGTTTAAGAATATTCAGTTATCTTATCCCACCTCAGTCATACAGAGTGCTCCCACCGTTGCTGCCTTCCAGCTGACAGATGCTCCCTTTCTCGCTCACGACGGGCAAGCCCCTCGAATTGAGAAGCAGAGTAAGGTGATGATCCCACGACCAAGTGGTTCCCGTCACCCCGCCGCCTCCAAGAATGGAGATGAGGATTCTGTACTCGAGACGGGCAATTCGCTCGAACATATCCCCATAGGCGGCGCAGTTCGCCACATTCCTGGAGGTAGCACTCTCTTCTCAGCTCTATCGTTCCTCGTCGATAAGCCTGATTGCACAGATTCCCAGTCCCGATTTGTCCAAGATCACAACGTAGACACCTACGCTACTGATATTGCTGACATATCGACTCCGCTCGTGATGCATCGCGGCCGGTATCAAGATCCTGGGATTCGGCGGATTCCTATGTCCTCCAATCTCACGCTCTCCCAGTATGCACAGATTCCTGGTTTACTGGCCGCATCACTCGCAATTCCCAATTGGGTCTTTACGACTTCTGGTGATTCTACGGATCTTCGACAGTTGATCCAGATACACCCCGACAATTCTACGATGAAGACCCCCCTTGACTATGCAGCTCTGAACGCGATTTACTATCGCGGAGGCATAAAGATAATGTTGCAGTTTTTCACATCATCTTTTGTTTCCGCGCGGTTTGTCGTGCAGTATCACAATGAAGCTATCTTCGCGGCCACCCCTGAAGATACAGAGTACGACTCCACGCTCTCACGTGTGGTCAATGTCAAGGGAGATACTACGGATTGCTTTACGCTTCCGTGGCTGCATCCCTATTCCTGGGTTGCTCCTCGCTCAGCCCCATCCATTTCAGTAACGTTAGACTCTGCGATTGCCAGTACTTCAACGGCTGGTAACGCAGTGATCTATATGCTGATGTGGGTAGCAGGAGCGGAAGACATACAGTTTGCGATGCCACGTCGCATTATGTATGATACCGAGTGGTCCTCAGCGGCCCCATCGCTGGAGAACCCGGAGCCCAAGATAGAGAAGCAGGCCATGATACACGAAATGTTTAAGCCAGCTTTCCCTCCCATCGTCGAGAATTGCGCATCAGATTTCGACAACGCCTATGCTACGACTGAGCAGATCGACTCTATGGCTGACCTAGCCAAGAGATA